ATGCTCGGTATTACCTGGGTATGCGTGTGAGTGAGATCGCCGCAGCGGAGGGTGTAGACCCAAGCCGTGTCCGTGACAGCATCCGGCGCGGTCTGAAGCAGCTGGCAAAATATTTTTAAGATAGAACTACAAAGGGCGCAAGGTCTTAGTGCTTTCGGCACAGGGCCTTGCGCCCTCATCTATATTTGGTCATTCAATAGGCTTGATTATATAGATTAAAATTTAATATCTTTATGAAATCTTCAAATTTCCCCTGTATCCTATTGTTGAAATCAAAAGAAAGGACAAAAGGATATGGATATGATTTTGAAAACAACCGGCCTTTGCAAAAAT